GTGAGCATAGAATAGAGGCTGTGAAACTACTTGGATGGACAGAAATCGACGGATACAAAGTAAGTCCGGTGGATGAGTTGGGTTATTTAATTCGTAGAAATATACTAAAACCGAATATAGGACACAAGACAAGAGTCAGGGTATATAAAGTATATTGTCCGGAAATACTCAGTCTCAAACTTTTAAATAAAAAAAGAATAGAAGAAGTATCCAAAAAACTATCACTTTCCCAACATACGATTCAATCGGATCTAAAAAAATTCCACAGTCAAGAGTCAAAAGAAGTAAACTTAGAGGAATTAGAGACACTTTGGTCCAAAAAAAGGATTAAAAATCTAAAGATCAATCTATCAGGATTAACCAATGGAAATTATCTCTTAAACGTAAGCGGTAAAAATCTAAGTTATGAATGGGTAGGAAAATTAAGAAATATCATCAACGAAAGTGCACAAGCGGCGAAATCAGTATGGTATGATAAAAACTTTAAAGAAGAAAACCTAGAAACCGCAAAACAAATAAAACAATTAAGAATAGACGCGGGTCTTACACAGTTCCAACTTTCACAGGCGTTAGGATATTCACAGTCTTATTTAGCGGAATTAGAATCCGGAAAATGGGAATGCTCCGAAAATCTATACGAAGCTATCGCTAATTACTGTTATGAGAGAATCGCATGAACTTTGAAATATTGCAAGGTGATTCTTCTAAAATCTTAAACGAGTTGAGCTTTTTACCTGGATACAGAAACAAAATCGATTGTTTAGTAACTTCCGTTCCTTATTATCAAAAAAGGGATTATTTGGAAAAATTACACCCAGAAAAGAATCAAGAAATCGGTTGTGAAAAAAGTATCACACTATACCTAAAAAATCTCGAAAAGGTATTTAAGGAGGCTAAAAAGCAACTTAAAAAAAACGCAACCGTATTCGTAAACATTGGGGATACGTTTAAAGGAGGAAAGGCATTAAGAATACCGAGTCAATTTACTGATATGATGGAGGGTATTGGATACCAATATGTTCAGGAAATTATTTGGGCAAAATCCATCACGACACAAAACGGAAATCGAGGATCGTGTAAACCGGAATCGGTAACAAGACGGTTTACAAATTCGCACGAATACGTATTGTTTTTCGTTTTGGATTTAAAGAGATTTTACCTAAATCTAAAAAACGTATCCGTTCCACTTGCAGAAAGTAAAATCGATCTAAAAACAAAACTGGAACAATTTTTAGAAAAGAATACAAAGTCAGTTAAAAATTACGAAATAACAAAAGCAGAAAATCCAACATATATTAAAAAAAGAATCTTAAGTAATAAGATTAAAAATAACGATTTTACCGCAAGAAGACGAAGTGTCTGGCAAATACCAACTACAAATTCCAAAACAAGACATACAGCAGTAGGACCGATCGAGTTGTTTGAGATTTGTATATTAGCGGGAACCCAAAAAAACGGAACCGTCCTAGATCCTTTTATGGGAGAAGGAACCGTCGGAAAGGCGTCCTTAAAATTAGAAAGAAATTTTTTAGGAATCGATTTAGACGAAAGGTCTTGTATAGAGGCGAAAAACAATTTAGAAAAAATGAATATGATTTTAGTGTCTTAAAAAATGCCTAAAATAAGGAAGAAAACCAAAAAGGAACCGACTAAAAAAAGAAGTGGAGTCAAAAAAAACGTAATCTTGTCAGATATAGAGCTAGAAAGATTACGTATGGAATATTTGCAAGGGATCAGAAGAGAAAAAATCTGTAAGAATTACGGTCTAACCTACAAACAATTAGACAATATTATAGAGTATAACTCTTGGAACTTGGAAAAAAAGGAAATTTCGGGAAATCTAAAGGTAGCTACAGACCTACAAATTTTAACGAATTTAGCCGATGCAATCGCAAAAATCAATTTGGAAGCCACTAAATACTTAGAAATTTACAACGAAAGAATGATAAATCCTAAAACCACTAATTTGGAATTATCGATTTTAACTAAATCAAGATATACACACATAAAAGAGTTACTCCGATCTTTATCTGTACCCGATACAATTCGAACGGAACAAAATCACTCGGAAGAGAAAAATCAGGTGATAATACAAATTGTAACGGGGGTAGGGGAAACACCTGGAACGTCTGAAAAGTTACTTGAACAAGATCGAGTAGGTGTCAAAGAAACAACTACAAGAAATTAAATATGAGAAGATACATAAAAATATAATATCAAAAGAATCTGTTTTTTCAGAAAAACAGTGTATTGCCTTAGAGGAAGACTGGGCAAACAATAACATTCAAGAAATTTGTTACGACGGTGGAGCAAGAAGCGGAAAAACCTATCTTGTCATAAAATCGATCCTATCCCGTGCCTTTTTGTCTAAAGGATCACGTCATTTAATCGCAAGATTTAGACTCAATCACTTAAAAGTTTCCGTATGGAGACAAACGATCCTTCCTTGCCTCAAGGATATGGGGTTTAGAAGGGGAAGAGACTTTGAACTCAATGAATCCGAACTAATCATCACATATAATAACGGTTCTGAAATCTATGCCGCGGGTCTTGACGATTCTACAAGAGTGGAAAAGATCATGGGCACCGAATTTAATACGATTTTTTTAAACGAAGCCACTCAAATTTCCTATTCCACCTATCAAAAATTAAAAACAAGACTTTCGTTTGTAAGACCGGATCTAAATAACAAAATCATAATCGATTGTAATCCGAGGAATCGTTATCATTGGATTTATAAATATTTTATTCTCAAACAAGACCCGGAAACTGGGGAAGCACTCACCGTTCAAAGAATTAGAAAAATGAGTCGAAGGTCTTGGACACCACTTGATAATCCTTATCTAACCGAAGAATATAAATTGCTGTTATCGGAACTGACCGGAATCGAAAGGGATAGATTATATAAAGGGCTATGGGTAGACGTAGAAGGACTTGTTTATAAAAACTATGAACAAGCAATCGTAAAACCGTTTGAGATACCTAAGACTTGGGATAGTGCGGGAGCAATAGATTTTGGATACACAAACCCGTTTGTGTTTCTCTTCCTTTATTTTGATAAATCAAACGAAACTTGGTATCTAGCAAACGAACACTACCAAACTGAGAAAACGGTAAGGGTGCACTGTGAAACTTTAAATAAAAGTAAAAAACCGAATCTATTCATCGTAGCTGATCATGATTCAGAGGACAGAGCCACTATGGCCGAATGCGGATATGTAACGATAGCGGCTGATAAGGATATATCTACGGGAATTCAAGCCTTGATCAAACTGTTAGAGGCAAAAGAAGGAATCAAATTAAGAATATTTGAAACGTGTGTGCACACGTTAGAAGAATTTTCTATTTACTCCTGGGAAATACCAAAGGAGGGAAAAAACGCAAAAGAAGAACCGATTAGAATTCATAATCACGCAATGGATGCACTTCGGTATTTTGCACTCAAAGTTGTGGGAAAAACAAACCAAATCATAACCAGAAAAAAAGAAGACGTATTAAAAGAGATACAAAAAGAAAAACCGACAACACTTGAAAGTTTAAGAAAAGAAACACTGAAAAAATACGGAGTAGGACAAAATTTTCTAAGATAACCATTTACTTTTTTAAAACCGATAAAAAAAGACTAGGGGTATATTCGGATTTAGTAAATAAAACTTAGGAAATATAAATGGAAGAGAATGAAAATAAATTCGAACTATCAAAATTAATCATACATCTAGAAGAAATAGACAGACAAATACTATTTGATCAACTTTGTTCTGGGATCGTAAATAAGGAACCAAGAGACACCCTATTTTATATTTTTTTGATTAAAGTATATAAATATTTGGATGAAAAAGGACTTAGACCCACACAAGAAGAAACCCAAATTTCAAACCTAATTTTAAAACTAAAAGAATCACAAAGACAAACCCTCTATGACAGCTTAGTATCATCAATATCTAATATTTCTGATCGGGACACTACACTTCATATATTTTTTTGGAAATTAGACCAACTACTTTCTAACTAAATTATGAAAAAAGAATCTCCACTATCGGAATTCAGGATACTTAGGGAATTAAGTTACGCTTTTCTCTATTATTTTTTAGGTCTACAATACTCAATATTAGGAAATCCCAAAAAAGAATATAGTATTCAAAAGTCCATTTGGTCGGATGTAATGGGAGAAGTCCGAAAACGTTTTTTTGGAGAACTACTATTAAGACCTACTTACTATCCAAGAAAGCTAGAAATCAAACCAGATCCTTTTACCGATTTTAGTACTTATTCAAAAAGAAAAGATAAATTAGAATTTCCGGAAGGAGTCGTAAGAAGAGAAGACCTAGAAACAAAGGACCAGGAAATTTTTGATTTTTTGGCACAGGATTGGAATCGAATCTATTTGGAACTAAGGGATAAAGCTTCTATTCTTGGATATATAGCGGAAGTTTTATTAGAGAAAGGAGAGTATGAGGATGATCTAAAAAAAATGACTCTACCTGAATTTTCGAATGCATCTAAAAAATACAATTTACCGGGTCTTGAAGATATAGACGCACTCAAAGAAACACTCCATTTAACCGATGAACAAACCTATGGCTTACTCTATTCAAAGGCAAAAGGAGCGGAGTGGCTTGCAATCTATGATCATAACGGGGAAAGAAAAGGTAAGGCGTATGAACTCGTCACTCAAATGTATAGGGAACAGATAGCCGAATGTCTGGCAAGAAACGCAACCCAAGAAGAGATTCAAAGTTTAATGCTATCACCCGACGACACGGAGATCAAGGAAGCTTTGGGACTATTCGAAGAAAATATCTCAGAGGAAGAAAGAAGTAAAAGAGAAAAAGAATACGAGGAATTAGTCACAAATCACTTAAACCGGGACATGACAAGATTTGCATATACGGAACTATCGATTAATTTTAATAACGGAAAACTACTCTACCTTATAAACGAAAAAAATACTCCTTCGTATGTACGTTTTGGAGGAGGAAACTACTAACAACTTGACGAATACAATCTTACGTCCTGTGAGTTGTGAGAAGTGTCTTGAATTTTTAGGACAAGTCGCGCGGGTTTTTTTATCCGAAGACGAACTAAACGATCCTCAATATATGCAAAGCCTAGGACTCAAGTTTCTGGGAGGTGATAAGTTTAGCGGTGATCCGATTACAAATATTGCGGTATGGCCCGGAAAAAATAACGCAAATCTAAAATTCAAAGACTATCAGTTTTGTTGTCCAGCGCACCCAAGCTGTTCCCACGAATATGAAACTTTCACATTCAAAGAAACGGATGAAGACGAAGAAGACGAAATTAATGAAATATTTAGAGAAGGGAAGATAAGAGACGCAAAAGAAAGACTTAGAACCGATGAAATTTATAATCAAAACAAGGAAGCAAATAGGGAAAGAATTCGATTAGAAAAAAAATACGGCCCGATATTTAAGTCCGGTGTAATTTACAGAGTAGGGACCTGGGAGGAACCTACGTGCGCTATGGAACCGGAAAAAAGTTCTTGGCTATCGAATTATATCACTTGGAAACTAAAAACAATTTAACCGGAAAAGTAATCCGCTATATCCCTTGGAATCGTAACGTCAATAAAGGTGGATACGGCTTTATAGAGTCAAAAGGTAAGGAATATTTTTTTAACGCAAAATATTCATCAATCAAGGACGAAGAAATAACGATCGGTCTAACTGTGGAATTTGAACTTAGAAAAGGTTACGACAAAAAATACAATGAGTTCGTAACACAAGCCACAAGACTAAAAAAGGTTTGAGAAAATCGGGTAAAGGGGGAAATACCCCCTTTTTTTTAACAACAAAACCGAACGTTTTAACTCCTCTAACCAATGAGGAAATGATCGATCGAAGAGGAGAGTCTTGTCTTTGGTATAGACTGACTCCTTGCCCTTGTCCGACCGAAGAAAGACTTCCGGATTGTAAGTTTTGTTATGACGGACTCATCCGTAATTTTCAGGAAACCTTGGAAATAAAGGAAGAAATGGCCTACAAGGTGGAAAATAACCGGGTCTATACCCGGTTTAGTCCCATTCACAGAGTTCATAGTATAAATCTAATCTCAAGGGAAAGTCATAAACCACTAACGATTAAAAGGATTTACGAAGAGTATATAGAAGTAGAGGAAATATTAAAGTATTGGAACGCGGTTTTACTACACTATGAGGTTTCCATGATTGAGGAAATCACTGTGGAAGCCTATGGAGAAAACGAATATTCCCTTTATCCAAAGATTCCACTAGGTGCAATTGTAGGAGTCGTGGAAGTATTTAAGGTAAACGAAAATGGGGAAACTTCAAAACAAGAATATTCAGGTTTTACATTCAACTCGATCCAGTTCTTAAATAGAGTCAATGGGCTTTTTCGATTAAGACTAAAGTTTATATATCCGGTCAAAGTAGGCTATAAAACATACCGAAGTGAACAAGACGTAAGAAAGATTTTTGGAAATAGCCAGATTACTTTTAACGATGGCGAGGTCATGGCCGTAATGGGAGCGGGATACAATTTAGGTCAAGGGGATATAATCATCTTACTTGTTTCTTCTCTGATACATTCTGAGTTTATCCCCTATCAATTCGGTAGTTATGACAGAGTATCCTATTCACCGATTAAAAAAGTGGAAAAAATTTTCTCTAAAGAAAAATTATCAATCAAAGTACACATAAAAGGACAAGACTATCAAGTTTTTGGGGATTCCAAAATCAAATGGATCACAGATAAACCAAAAAACGGATATAGTATTATTTACGAGTATCATCCAAGTTTTAGGGTTACGGGTTTTGTTGAATCCGGAAGCGGGGAAGATAGGGACAAACCTAAGATATTCAAAATGAAACCATTATCAAATTTAAATACGAGAGAATAAAAACTAAAATGAAGCCGCTATTTAAAAACTTACAAAAAGAAAAACTAACTCAATTCAAAGAAAACTTTAGTTTCATATTCGTTTTTCCATTTTATCTTTTCGGAATGTTGAAACTTGCGATTAGTATATATTATAATAAGTTAATGTTTAAAACCCAAAATCCGGGGCAAGTGATGTTGCTCTACTACGATCCAGGAATAATCGATATTTTAAGTCTTGTGGAAAAGTTGGAAAGGTTAGTTGTAAAACCGTTTCGACTAATTCATAAAATAAATCCAGTCGTTTTAGTTTTACCGTATGGAACTAGTCTACAAACCGGAAGTATCAAAGGATTTTATACCTCCTTGGACCGGGACCAAAAAAGAGAATTTAAAAGAGTAATCTATGAGGATAAAGAAATCATAACCCCTGTAGATCATTTAAATACTCAATAAGGTTTTTTGAAGGTATTACAAAAAGAAGAAATTACAAATGAATTAGCAGAAATCATTTTAGACAAGATCCACCTTGCCATGACAAAAGAAAATCCCTATTGGCAAGATACGGTTATGGATGATAAGGAAGGTGGGGAAGAACTTTACTTTTTGCAAGAATCGAGTTTAAAAAAAGTATTTCAAAGTTCTGAAAAAACTCTTTCATCCCAAGCAAAAGAAGCACTCTCTAAAGAATTCGAAAATTTAGGTGCTTTGGATTTAGTGGAGATACTAAAAAACATAGACTTAGAAAATCAAGAATCCGATGACTTTCTGCAAAAATCCTCTCTTTTAGATGAAAACTCGATAATTCTAGAAATAGTAAATGAAAAGGGAAGTTTTAGGGAAGGTTTTGATTTAAACGGAAAACCTTGGAAAGGAAAGTTATTTTTTGATTATGGATATATACAAAAATCAAACATAGACGAAGTTGTAGGAGTCTTTCTCGGACCTGAAAAAAATAAGAACACATACTTTCTAATCAATCAATATGACAAGGATGGAAACTTTGACGAACATAAATTGATGTTAGGGTTTCGAAAAGAAAAGGACGCTAAAAAAGCATATCTAAAACACTATCCTAAAAATTGGAAGGGTCTT